ATCTGCCATTGAAGATTATACAATGTTATTACTCGGCCTAGAAATCGCTGTACCAGTAATTGTAGGTGTGGGAGTAAAAATGTTTAATAACTGGATTAAGAGACAGGAATTACACCGTGTGAGAACTGAAATGGTACGTGTCGTAAATGATGCGTGCGACATGGATGATACATCAGAGATGCTTAAGGTTAAAGCATCAACTGTTCGGTTGAAGAAAAGGCTACGGTACCACGGAATGCCTGCTATAATAAAGTCCATTCAGTACGCTGAAATGAAGGTTGGGCTATTGACGAGTACCGTTGCTAATAAGATGGTGGTTGAGAAGATCATTAGAGATTTTATGATCACTCCCATTAAGGATGGTGGATTGGGCATGCGTATTTGTGATGCAGTTAAAAATTATAGAGTGGCTGTTACAATGTACTTTTTGCCACGCCACCAGGCCACTATCTGTGAGGAAATTTCTAAACTGAAAGTAAATGAGGTACGTGAGGCTGAGGTGTTCCTCGGCCTCGATGGGTCATATTAGGGGTGCCTAAGGAAGCTGCCAATGATCGTTACCAGCATCAATCATGGTAACGTCAGTGGGTTGGTGGCTATTCCTAGGACACCACTGAAGAGTAGAAATAGTAGTTACTATAGGTACTCTGGAATATGTTCGGATGTGCGGTTTGGGGCCCACTCCAACACTCTTCAGAATCTCCAGAGGGCTGTGGCCGAGCGTGTTTTGTTTGTCCCTGATGGTAAAGGTGGACTTACAACCTGTCTCAAGCCTAAGTCGAAGAGTTATTTTGCCAATGTCTTGTATCCGTTTCGTAAACAGCTACTTGATAGAATCAGAAATGATTCATCTTTTCCAATTCCACCGTTGAGTGATGATGCTTTTGTATCATTGTACTCCGGTGCTAAGAAGAAGAGGTATCAAGCTGCCTGCGAATCACTGTTTCGAGAGTCAGTTACCCCCAGGGATGCAGAAATTGGTAGTTTTGTTAAAGTAGAAAAGATTAACTTTAGTTCGAAGGTTGACCCCTGTCCTAGAGTTATTCAACCAAGGTCTTTTCGATACTCAGCAGCACTTGGTATGCATATTAAGCATTTAGAGAAACCCTTGTTTAAGTTAATTGATGGTGTGTTTGGAGGTCCCACCGTATTAAAAGGGTATGATTGTATTGCCAGTGCTAAACATCTACGTGGTATGTGGGAACAATTTAGCCAACCCGTTGGTATTGGTATGGACGCTAGCAGATTTGACCAGCATTGCTCACAAGAGGCGTTATCTTGGGAGCATTCTATATGGGCTATGCTATGTTCAAGCAGAC